CTAAGCTGCCTTGGTGAGCGGTACTGCTTTAGCGATAATTCATTATAGGATGATCTGCGGTGATATACATCCTCAAAGTTTTTCCGCTCTTCTTGATTCATGAGGCTCAGAATTTTCGAGATCCTTTTCTGTTCTCTTTCTATCCGGGCAATTTCTGTGGTAATGGCTTCTCTCTTTGTGACGTAATTTGCCAAGCGTTCGTCTCTGCTGACAGGTGCGTAATGGACACCCGACATATTGGGGCTGTGAATATCCATGGCACAGTCAAGTTCATACAAACGCTCACGCAACTCGGAAAGTCTCTCATCGTATGTGAGATAGGCGGAGTACTCATACTTGAAACGATTTATTTTATTTCGCTTGTTCATACTCTTTATCATCGCACTTATCTTTTGAAAGATTTTTACATTGTTCCAAAACATAGATACGATTCTCTAAAAAGTCCTGCCGCCGCTGTAGTATCCGTATGTCATCCATAGCAGATTCAAACAGGGTCACGGTGATTATTCCGAAACACGCTACCACGCCAACCACAGCGAAGCATATTACTTCAGTTAAAGTCATCATCACCTCCGTAAAAGTCCCATTCCATCAGCAGATTTTCAAGGCAAGCGCCAAGTTCTGTGTACGAGTTCTTGTAATAGCCATCCATCCGTTCCTTGATAAATGAGATCGGCACAGCAGGTACTGTAGGCTGTTTATCCATCTGCTCAAAGGCCCACTGCACACCGCTATCGAATGTGTCTGGCATTCCCTCTGTGTCCTTCCATGTCACCATGGACAAAGGCTCAATATTAATCAGCCGTGTCATTCTTCTTTCCTCTCCGCAAATGAGCAGAAGTCTCCATCCCTAACAATGCACTCATGAAAATAGCACCTGTACAAATTGAAACCTAAGATATCCTTATACGAAACTTCGCTCCTGCTTTTGCAGTCTTTGCACCTTATCATTTCCTGCGAATGATTACGAATCCATCCAATAAAGATTTCAGACTTGTTATCTTCATCCGATTCAATTTCGTAAATATATTCAGCCATTATCTTTCCTCAAAAGCCTTCTCCATAACCTTATTTACTTTCCTAGCAGTATCAATAAACAGTATTCCAAATTCTTCTATTGCTTTCGGAAGTTTCTTGTAGAATAACTGTCTGAGCCTATAAATGGCAATTTTCAGTGCATATCTTTGCCTTAGCCAATAAGGGACGAAACGCTTTTTCATAAACCGCCGCCGTCGTTTGTTCCATCCTCTTTTCATTCTTCTTTCCTCACTCGAAACTACTCAAAATTACTCGAAAATCACTCGTAAACACTCGAATCATTCCGCATCCTCCCAATAGTTTTTCTTATGGTCAGAATCTAGGCAGACAGTTCCGTCTTCATAATCATCTACTTCTGTCACTTCATATGCTCCGTTAACAATCATATCTGTGTTTACAAAGATTACTATGCTGTCCATAGGCATTTTCTTCAGTTTATTTATCAGAGTTTTAACTGTCATTCCTCTTTCCTCTCAACATCATCTGCATCCATCTCAATTATGAGTGTTTTCTCAGATTTGCTTAAATTCACATCAAATTTCATGTCAATTTCACTTGCATCAAATCCGATATAATCGTCATTTTTAAATTCCTGTTCGTATACATTCAATTGTTCTTCCTTGTTCACCCATACTCGGAACTCAACGTATTTATCCGCAGGATATTCAGCCAATTTCCGAATCAGTTCATAGACTGTTACGTACTGTTTCATTCTTCCACCCCATATTCTTTCTGATGGTCTTCCACACATGCATTCAGCCATGATCTGACCCTCTTTTTCCATGCAGGAGTTACCAAGTCATCGTACTTATTCAGCACCTGCCACAGTGTCAGAATCTGCATTCTTGAGAGATACTTGCTGATCCTTATTCTTTCCTCAAACGGCAAGTCATTGAAGTCACTGCTTTCAATAATCGCAATTACTTTTTCTTCAAGCGTTGTCATTAAATCTTCACTCCCTTAATAGCATCAAGGTATTCCTGCTTAGCCGCCTGTACGCCTGCTTTATAGCCCTCCTCGTAGGCATGTTGGATCCGTTTGAGCAATTCCTCAGCCAAGTCATCAATCGTCAGCGTGGCGACTCCGGGGATGGTTGTCATACGTTTCTTGCGAGTGCTCGCCCACTGCATCAACTCGTCATAATTAACGAAGGTGGTTGAGCCTCTGTTGTTTGCCGCAGGGACTACGGATGCTGTCAGTTTTTTGTTTGCAATTGCATTACGGATTGTCTGATCTGTGACTCCAACAATTTCAGCCGCTTTTCTGACCGTCACGTACTTTTCGTTATTGTCGCTCATGTTATTCCTCCTCCGGGTACACTGTGGCATCCCAACCGCAGATGTGATACTCGTTTAAAAACTGTTCGGGGGTTACGTCATCAAGATGATTATTGAATGCTATCTGCATACAGGCTTCCACCAAGCTGATTTTTCTTTTCTTGTATGCCATGAAAGTCTGCCTGTCTGCATCGGCTGTGTTTGACATGAATGCAATTCGATTCGGTGGGAAATAGCTCTGCCTTTCTTCCTGCACCTGTGCCAAGCCTCTGTTCCTTCCTCCCATTATTTCTCCTTTTCCATGATGTAGTATTTCTTCGTTGTCCGGGCATCGCCCATAGGCTTATAAATTGCCGTTCTTATGTGGTATTGCTTTCCTGCTCTCATCCGCAGGTCTTCTTCTACCCGTTCAAGTCCGTACTTCTTAATCAGCCAAGGCGATACAGACCAACTTCCATACCGCCTCAGCGTCTCAAGCCCAACCATGATTTCCCGGATATATTTTTTGTAATCCGAGTCAGTCATTTCTGAAGATAGAACCTCTCGTCCAATGATCTCTTGATTTCATCCAACTGCTTCTTGGAATACTCCGGGTTACCGAGTTTACGGATCACATAATCTTTTCCGTTGAAGGTAACAATCAGAGTGCCTTTCTCAGTTTTCAGTATTGCCTGTCTTCCGTGCATCGCTCACCGCCATGTCTAATGCTCTCGCACTTGCATAGATATTTCGGATAGTCTCACCAATTGCCATGTACAAATCTCTCGGCACTCTCAGAGGGACTAATTCATCGTCATACAGCGCACTTTCATGCACCTCTTCCGCCATTGCAAGCAGTGCCACTCTCGTGATATTTCCGCAGGGGTTCTCGACACTTTCTCTGTTCATGTGACAGTAGAGAGAGCACAGTTCTGCCATCACATCTTTATATTCGTGAGGAATTTCGATCCACTGCTCTTTAGGGAGTGACCCTGTAACAACTCCAATATGTTTCATAGTTTCCATGTTTTCAGCCTTTCTAATGTCTCTTCGACTTCTTTAATCAACTTTTCAAGTGCCGTGCATTTCTCGTTCAAGGTGTCATAATTTAACGGGCCGTCTTCGGTTAGGATTTCTTTCAGCTGAACATCTGATATATCCCACCCGAAATCTTTGTCACCGTACTTTTCTCTGAGATATGCTTTTGCCTTTTCGCTTACCACAGCTTCACTTCCTTTTTCGGCTTTTCTTCAGTCATGTAGTCGGGTACGATCTGAGTCTTGCGTGAACCTGTTGAGTAATTGTTCCTTTCCCAAGTCCTTACGCAAGCCTTCCAATCTTTGACGGGTTTTCCTTTCCCCTGTACCCAACCATTAGCTGTGTAGTAGTCGACGAATTTCTCTGCATCGACATTGTTCTTTCTTTCTTTACAGTAAGCAGTTACTTCTTCAATGGTTGGTGGAGTGAAGCGCTTAGCGGAACGCTTAATATCTTTTACTTTACTATCCTGTACTAAACTATCCTTACCTATACTAGGTTCACCAATGGTTGCCATTTGGTTGCCATTTGGTTTACCAAGCATCAGAAGCAGGTTGTGATACTCAGACTGTGTGAACCTATCTTTACGGATCTGATTGTTAGTGTTCCAATCCATGATCAGAGAGACCAAGTCTTCATTGAGGATTGTTATGAACCCCTTTGAGACAAGGACTCTCAGATCATCTTCGGAACTGCCAATCAGCTTCATTGCAGGGTAAGCTTCTACAACGCCTTCATCATCTGCAAGCACACCAAGATGGAAGTACAGGAGCTGAGATGACACAGGCATTTTAATGAATCTTGCGCTTTCGACTACTGTCTTTGAAAACATTCTGCGATTGGCCATTTACACCTCTCAGAAGGGGAGCTTATCGTCCCACGGATTGTATGCGTTCTCTACGATAGGTTTCTGCTGTGGTGCAGGCTGTGCGGCTACATCTTCATCAATCTGTGTGCGGTTAGCCATGATGGTGTAGTTGTAGAACACTCTGCCGTCCTTAGGTGACCGAGATTCTCTTGAAGAAATCCTGCCTGTCACTGCCACAAGGCGTCCTGCTCTGACGGTGGAGTTTATTTCATCAAATGCAAACTTATTCTGCGAGAAACACATGATCTCAAATGTTTCCGTCACCTGCTGTCCGTTCTTGATCGACGGAATCCCCAAGTGAAACTTCACCATCTGATTTCCTGTCTGTGTTGAGACGATCTCCGGGTTGTCCATTGCTTTCCCCATAAGCCTCACGTAGTTTTCTGAAAATGCCATACAATCTATCCTCTCCTTCTAATATGTGAACCACAATGCGTGGATTCTTTTTATCTGTGAATATTTCATGGTACAGTCCTTCAATGTATTTCCTGCTGTCATCCGGGAATATGCCGTACTCGACAAGCGCATCCTGTATAAACTTGGTAGCGAATGCCACATTGTCATTGTCTCGGCGATTGTTTTCTTCCCACCACTCGATGTACAGTGAGCACTTATTCTCGTGACGATGCAGGGTTTTCATTGCGACTGCGTGATGTATAAACAGCCTCAGCGTGTCCTGTATATGCCTTTTGATCTTGGCTGATTGGTAGCGGTTTGAACGCTCCGCAGTAATGTACTCGTTAAGGCTGAGCAGTTTAATCGGAAAAATTATTACCTCAGTGATTCCACTCACGGTCAATTTGTTTGTCGATAATCCGTAGTTGGAGCTTAAGGACGTTAATTTTTTCCTGCGAGGTGTAGTACAACGCTTCCTCGACATCTCTTATCTCCTTTGCATTTGCGACTTCGGGATCACCTGCTATGAACTGAGATATGAATGTTACTGATACTCCTGCATTCTTCTCTGCAAGTGCCTTCTGTCTTGCGATAACTTTGTATTCTCTTTCTGACCTTGCCTTCCTGTATCCTCTCTCCTCAAGCGTGTTCAGTTCTTCCTGTAACTGATTGGCTATGTTGTTGAGGTCAGCGATCAAATCAATTCCATCACTCTTCATCTTCGCTATCCCTAAGAATCTTCTGTATGGTTTCAAACGATTCCATGGTTGCGATTCTGTGGTGCAGGTTTCTGATTACATCGAATGCCTTGTAGAGAACCACTTCCGCTTCATCCCTGTCCTTCTTGAGCTTGGTGTTCTCTTTCAGCAGGATTTCATAAGCTTCGTTGGCTTCCTTCAGCTCACACTCAAGGTCTTCCATGCGGCTTTTGTACTCGTCTCTCTGCTCTTCAATGTCGTTGATTTCGCCCTGTAAATCGTCGATGAAGGCGTTGAAGTAATCAGTGTTAACGTGTCCCATCTTTTCCTCCTAGATAATCGTGATGAAATGTTTCCATGAATTTCTCATGGCTGTATTCAGCTTCAAATGCCCTCTGAGCTTTGCATTTCAAGTACAGGGATAACTCCGTGTTCTCATGAGCAATGCTGTGATGCCGTGGACAGAGCGCCACTACCAATCCGTAGTCTTTACATTTCTGACGGTTAGCAGTACCGGGAATCATCTCGTGCTTATGGATGTTAGTAGCACCGCATATGTAGCACCTGTCCAAGTTTGGCTGTATGATGCTGAATCTTTCACTGTCTGTAACGTGCTTTGGCATGTCTCAATTTCTCCAAAAGCTTTTCACTGTCCATCTTGTCTACAGGAAGCAGTCGGCCCAATCCTTTTTTCGGAAGCCATAAGCAGTACAGGGAAGGAATATCTTCCTTGAGCATCTGTTCTAGACAAAGCCTGTAGGTGTTCAGCTGTATCTTGAGATATATCGGGTCATACTTTGCTGTGGTTTTTATATCGATCAGCGCCTTCTCAGATTTGACAGAGCCGAGTAAGTCATACTTCCCTGCGACTAGTGGCATTCCGTCATCCTCAATGTAGGCAATCAGCTGTTCAGAAGAATCAATGTGAATGTCATTTTCAACCGCCAATGACATGTATCTCTTTACTGCGATTCCCTCAAAGGATTTCCAATTGAAGTCATCTGGGATACTCAGCCCCTTGCCGATCCTTTCAACACATTCATGTACGTAGTCACCATAGGCGGCTTTCTTCATCAGCACTCGCTTGGATACTCCCTTGTACATGTTGGAGAATTCTTCCATGCAGTGCATAAGTGTTGTGGTGGAAGGGGTTTCGATTCCGTTTACAAGATACTCGTGACTGTCTTCAAAGAACTCGATATCAGTCATAGTAAGTGACCTTCAAGTACCCGTTTTTCTTGATCGTCTTCTGATAATCCTCTGCATTAAGGCCGGACACATCAATGAGGGCCTGTATTTTATCCTTGTCGAAACTCTTGGACTCAGTAGGGGCAATGACTGTGAACTTGGCTATGCCTTCAATGTCCCACGATTTGATCCCGTGTTCAGCCATCGCCTTGTACAGAGCCTCTTTGATCTGCTTCTCCTCATTGTCCATCTCAAGCTTTGTCAGCTGAAATTCTTGTAGCTTGAGGATCTGTTTCTGAACTGCTTCGGGGATGATGATCTGATTGTCAATTACCTTCAGTTCCATTATTCTTGGCCTCCATGTTCTTCTGATTGATCTGCTGAATGATGTTGCTTGCTTCCTTCATGGTGAGTTCGTCAAACTTTTTCTTGTTCAGCTTGGCAAGCTCTTCCTTAATGAATTCAGCGTGAAGGGCGAAGTTGCTCATGAGCAGTTCCTTCTGCTTCGGGCTGAGAAGTTTTTCCTCAATGGTTTCCTTAGCTTTCTCTTCCATGTGAGTTCCTGCACCTGCATCCACCATGTCGGTTTCAGCAATGTCGAGCGCTTCCATGTAAAGGTATCTCCTCATGTATGTGTGTTTACTGCCGAGTCCCTGTATCGGATTTCTCTGAGCGGCCTCTGCTGTAGGGGAAGAGAACTCAATGAATTCATCGGGGTTATCAATGTTTATGATGGTGAGCGACGCCGTTTCTGTTGCCACTCCTTCATCCGTTCTCTGTTCAATGACGAATACTCCAATCAATCCGAGTTCATCAAATATTTCATTTGCCCTAGGAAGGAAATCGCCGAGGTCGAAATAATAGAACTTGTCATAGGGATTGTAGCCGCTCTTCTTGAGGCCGCTTTTCTGGAGCATGACTTTTGCACGGGCGAGTTTTTTATAGACTGACCATGTGCTGTAGTCTTTCGCTTCACGGATTGCCGCCGCTTCTTCCGGGGTCTGCTGATTGTCTTTCAAAAAAATCGTGTCCTGTCGTACAGGCGTTTTAGCAGTTGCCATCACATTCCTCCTCAAAAAGTTCCTTCATCAGTTCTGCCGTGAATTGCATAGTAGAGAGCATCATGACCATTTTTGCTCTGGGGTTTTCGGAAAACCTATTCATTATTTTGTCGGTCACTTTAGCGGCCTTTTCTGCAAACATTCCCTCGCTGATTGTTACTGTACGTTCTTCCATAAATTCATCCTTTCTGCCGTTTCGGCTATTGCTTCTTCGTTGCTGATGTCAGCCTGCATTTCCGCAAGCATCTTGAGTGCGTCTCTAACTTGAAGGTCATAGAAGATAAAGGTTTTCCCTTTGCGGATTCCTCGAAAGATTCCTGCTCTTCGTAATGCATCAACCTTATGCCTGTCACAGTGGAGAGCTTCCGCCAATTCTGCTGTGGTGTAGGTCAACATGTTTACTGTCCCTCAACCTAGATCCCGTAAGAAAACAGGCACAACGTCGGTGATGTTCAACGCCTTGCAAATGTCGCATATTTCGGTGGAAGTAAATTCTCTCTTTCCTCCTGCCTTAAGCATTAATGAATACCTTGACATGCCAACTTTGTCGGCGAGAGTTGCAACGTTGTAGCCTGCTTCTCGCATATGGTAGTAGAGCAGGTTCTTGTTCGTAAGATTGTTCTGTTTCATTACCTTTCCTTTCTGAGGTTTACTGTCAATCAACCCTCTATAATAATAACATATAGTACAATGAGGGTCAACATCGGAAAATAAAATGTTGCTTTTGGATAAACCGTGATTTATATTGAAGATGGAGGTGTACCATGGAATACTACGAAAGAATCAAGATGAGAAGGGAACAAATGCGAATGTCGCAGGATTCTCTCGCAGAAAAGACAGGCTACTCCGGGAAATCGGCTATATCACGGATAGAGAAGGGTGAGGTCGATGTTCCTCAAACGAAAATCAATGAGTTCTGTAATGCTTTGCAGGTAAGCCCGAATTGGTTGTTACTAGGTGTGGAGGCGGACGGCTTGTCTCCGCATGAGAAGAGATTGATTGAGGCATACAGAAATGCTCCTCCATTATTTCAAAAAGCTGTAGACGATTTGCTTCAGCTCTAAAAGAAAAGGCCCAATGAAGGGCCAATTTTTATTTGTTCCGTTTTGCGTATTCTCTGAGACAGTCTTTGAGCCATGCCGCTTTATTAGGGATAGATTCGTATATCTCTATAAGATCAGCGTCTGTGTTCTTGTTCAAAGATATTTTTATGTCTCGGCAATTGGTTGATCGATATTTATAGTTATATTTCCTCTTATTGACTATCCATTTTGGATCGCTCTCTGTCATGATATTGCACCATTTCTTTTTCCCCACGAATGATGTAATTGGTCGTAAAGGTTTTCTGCATCATCGTAGATTTCGTCACTGAATAATTCTCTCAAGTCAGTTTCGGGCAAGCCTTCAAGGATCAGCATACAACATCTGTGTACAAGCTCTGTTCTTGCCTTAGACTTAACTATCAATCGCAATGTTCCTTCGTACTCGTCTTCCTCATTCATCTGAGAAATGACCGCACCGCAATCAAGGATTACCTTGTCTACTGTTTCTTTGACTTTTTCATAGCCGTTGAACATCCATTACCTCTCTTTCTGTACGTCCTTTTATGGTATAGGGATGTCCTTATTATATCATGTCCTCAACCACCTCAAGCAATGCTCTGTAAATATCTTCCTGTCGCTTGTAATCTTTCCAATAACTGCCGTCTTCTTCTGTGTAAGACCTGTATTCATCCGTGTCACTGTTAACACATACCATACAGTAATGCATTTCGTATTCGAGATTCTTGTGTACTTTCTTGAGTGCTTCGAGCATTTCGATCTTTTCGTTGAATGTAAGTGTCTTCTGTGTCATGTGTTCTTCCTCCTTCAATTAAAACCAAACTCTATGACCGTTCTGATAAGTCCACGCTTCGATTACTTCCTGCCGGGCTTCGTTATCGTACACGTAGAAGTCTCTGTCATATCCCGGCTGAATATGTTTGAAATGGTGCAGTGATCTGAATGCCGCCTGCTTAGAGTTGTGGTGTGATGCTTCGTGACTGACTCTGATGAGACCTGCGTCATATACACAGATCACGCTGTACTTGTAACTCTTTGCCATGCTATTCTTCCTCCTCAACCTTTTCATACAGGTAATCTCTTAACTGAATCATTCCGTCAATCCTGCCCTGTTCGTATGCCTTCTGCAATCTGTCACCGATTTCGGAATAGATCACTTCGGCAATGTCTGTGGAACGGTCTGCAATGTAGTTTTCGATGTAATCAAGTAATTCTCTTGCGCTCATATTATTCTTCCTCCTCCGGGTATCCCCATGTAGTCTCACCGACGAGCCTGTTAAGAACATCGAGTTTTAATCTGAGCAATGATTTATGAACCTCACTTTCTTCATAGCCATCTGTCTCGCAGGCTTGATATTCATAGCACCGAATACATCCGATAAGATTGTTAGGCGTACAAAGAATATCTTCATACTTAAATCTTGGCGTTTTCGTATCTTCGCCATACCGGGCATTCACCGAAGCATAATTCTGATTGAGAAGGGACTGACCAATACCATTTCTGATATCGTTTACATCAATCAACCATCCTGTAGGTCTTTTGTAATCTTTTGCAGTGTAAGGCGTATCGTAAATGTTGAATCCTTCAGCGATGCAAGAAATAGTTTTGTTGTCACAAATGTAAGCGCTCATTATGCATGTCTCCTTTCAATTTCAATCAGATCGAGAATGATGTCAGATGCGGATTCAAACGCTTCCTGCCAATCAAGGTTGTCTTCGGCAAACATTCTAAAAAATTCATAAAGATCACGTCTGCCTTTTCGACTTGAAAGCATTTCGTCAATATTTGTCATGTCGTTATCGTCTCTATCCCACCAAGGGATGAAGTTGTCTGTGAACTTTTCAATCTTTTCTTTTGTTGTCATTCTCCCAACACCTCCTGTTCTGTAAGCGGACACAACTTATAGCTTTCCTGTAGCACTGCACCGAAGAACAATGCTGTGATTAATGCTGAGCAAAGGAAAAGGGCAACTGCCGTAGCAATCACCCTTGCAATAATCTTTATCATTCGAGCACCTCAATCATTTCCCACTTCATAAACCAATACTGTATACATGTTAACTTCTCCTTTCGTATCTTCTTATTGCCGAGTAGCAATCACTGCCGTTCTCTTCGGTCACTTCGGTATCAATCAAGTCATAGCCGAGTTCTTCCATAATCCAATCACAGCAGAGATGATCGTGTTTCCAATCACCCCAATTAATTTCAACTGATACTGTGTTATGTTCTTCGTAAACTTCATTGCCGATGTTGTAAGAGTTGAGGCTGTTTGTAATTCGTGTGTATTCTTCAAGTGTCAGCATGTTATTCTCCTTTCACAAACTGTCCGAGTGCTTTCAGTTCTTCTGTGTAGCTTGGTGATAATCTGAGCGGTAACACCACCATCTGCTGTGCTTCGTCTTTACTGTTAGTTTCAAATACCGCAGGTTTCATAGTTCCGTAGAATCCGAAGAAGTCTCCGCAAATTGCTTCTGCAATCTGTACAAGGTTTCTATCGAATGCCATGATGCCTTCGTCGGTGAAACATACAACCGAATCACCATCCGAATGCCGGATCACGATGTTACTGCACTGTGTTGTGTACTTAGGTACTCCCAAGAAGAACTTGCTCATATCTGTATAGTGTTCCTGTTCTTCAAGTACTTTCTGCGACTTATCGGTGCGCTGATATGTTTTGTTAGGTGAGATTGCCGGGAACAGTGTGCTTTCACCGATGAAGTTAGCTTTATACTGATTCTGTGTGAGTTTCAGCAGGATGTGTGAATCTGTGATGAATGCGTGAGTATCGCTGAAGGAAATGATGATTCTAGGCTGTTTTGTGATGTACTTAATGAAGGGATTGAAGAAATTGTTGTTTGCCATGATTACTTAGCCTCCTTTTTCATGAATGATTCGTAAATCTGTTTTTCAGATGGTTTCCATAAGAAGTATTTTGTTTCGCCGTTCATTGTTACCGTGAAGATGTTAGGGAAGGGGTTCTTCAGTTCGTACGGCGGAAGAGAAAAGGAAGCCGTTTCTTTGACTTCCTCAACCTTTTCTGTTTTTGTCTCTTCAACCTTTGTAGTTTCTTCTTTAGGTTCTTCAGCTTTCGGCTGTTCAACCTTTGCAGGTTCTTCCTGTTCTTCATTGTCGATTGTTTCGGCGGTATCTTCGGGGATCATGAACTTGACTGCTTTCTGAGCCATTGAAGCGGCACTCACGAATAACTTGTGATCGTTATTCAGTTCTTTCAGCCATGACTGAATGTATGCGGCGCTGTTCGTTTCTGTTTTCGGTGTTTCAATTCCGCAGATTGCCATTGTGAAGGCACTTCCGAGTTCAGCTACTAACTCTTCTTTAGAGTATTCGTGACCGCCAAAGAAGTCGTTTGTAAGTCTGTTCAATCTTGATTCATGGCCTGTACTGTGAATGAACTCATGGAACGTTGTGCTGTAGTATTCGTTGGTATCTTTATACTGATTGATACTAGGTACTACTACCATATCTTCGGATGGTCTGTAGAATGCCCGATTACTGCCTGTATTATCGAACTTGATACCGCTTGCTGTTACGTAGTCTGTGATGATTGTTTCAGCGTCCATGATTGGTGTGTTTTTGCGTTCCTTTTTCTTCGGGAGCTTCACACCTTCGGTATCTTCAAGACTGTAGACTGTGTAGTACTTCAGAATCGGGATAATCTTCATTTCGGGCTTTCCGTCTTCACCGATGATGACGTTACCGTTGTTATCTTTCTTTTCGTACGCTTTCCTGTTCCACCATATGACCATGTACCGTTCAGCGTCTTCCTTGAGCTTTCCGCCGTGCTCCGTGATCTGTTTGTAAGTAAGGAACTTGCCACCCTGCATTCCGAGAAGGAACTGATTGGTCAGTGAATATGCTTCTCCGCTGATTGCGTTCGTTGCAAGCATTGTGCCGTCGATGTTCTTGGCATTGTTCCACGGTTTCCGCCACGGAATGATACCGTTCTCCATCTGTCTCATGATTCTCTCTGTTACGATGTCATAAACGTTCTTGTGTTCCTTGGATGTTCTTCTGTAAGTCATGATTTTTCCTTTCTTTCGCTTTCTAGCGTCTTCCATAAAGTGTGTGAATTACTTCACCGTTGTTGTAATAAACTGTTACGTTGTCGCCTTCGATTAAATCGTCCGATACCACTTCGACAAGCGTTCCGTCCTGTAGTCTGATGGTGTAATAGTCATCATCATGTTCATACCCTTCATAGTCGCAAGATACGACCGTTCCATGCAGTTTCATCTGCCATATGAATGATGTGTTGGGGTACAGATGGTATTCCTTTGTCGGGAATAATGTTGATAGTCCGATGATGATTGCATACACAATCTCACTGATGATAGCGTTCATTACTGTTCGTCCTCCGGGCCATAGCCATAAAGCGTATCGACGCCTTCAACTATTGCGTCTATCGTTTTACGATCCATTCCGCAATCGTCCATGAGGATGGCGTACAGCAAGTTACGTTTTGCGTACAGATGATCCATGACTTCGTCACTGATGCATTCGTTGATTTCTCCGTCCCAAGCTTTCAATACTGTGCAGATGTTCCTTTCGATCTGAATGAGTCTTGCAATGATCTTGCCGTTCGTAAGTTCTTTCATGGTATTTTCTCCTTTCGTAATATACCCACTAATACCCACGAATGTTGGTTCATGAGTATTGATTGATACATTACTTTTCGAGTTCTTTAAAGAACTGTTTGATTGCCTGCTTCCTGTTCACGGCCTCAAGTTCGATGTACTCATAGTCGGGAGTTTTGACCATATAGTACGGAGTACGTTCGTTGTGCCAGAATTCCATGAGACGGAAATTGTTTGCACGTTTAACGACTGTGCCTGTCTGTACGATCGTTCTCATCAGCAGATCCTCCCGATCATGTTCACGATCGAATCAGCGAGTTTGTCGCCGTACGCATATCCGAAAGACTGAATATCTTCAGCGAGTGTGACCGGCTCAGTGGCAAGCATGAAAGCAAGCGCTTTCCGATCGTTCGTGAGTTTCCGTGCCTTGCAGTACTGCCATACTGTACGTTCGATGTAGTCAAAATCAGCAGAGTTCTTCATTGTTGTCTTTTTCATGATGTTTTCCTTTCCTTCGCCTTCGGGCGGATTATTTTTTCGGTGACCTTTTTGGCCATAAGAAGGGGATATTATTACACCGTCCCCTTAAAGCGGTTCAGCCTGTTTTACGGATTGGTTACCGTTCGTTCTGATAGGTAAAACTTTATTCACTTTGTCCGCCACTTACCCAACGATGGCTATGTGCAAGCGTATAGAGTTTCGCTAACGGGTGTTGTTTCACGGCAAAACTACGTTGGTAGTTACTTGCTAAACACTGATAAATCAGTGACCACGGGCGGACGGTGCTTGTTTTACGGAAGGGTACAACCTCTTTATTCGATCGCTTGCGACGCTTGCTAAATGCACGATACGTTTTCCCCGAACGGCTTGCCCGTTGGTACTCTAAACACCTGCACATTTTCACGGCAACTATTTCACAGCCTCTTTTAAACCCTTATTCAGTTTTCAAAGATCGTACCGAGTACCCGATGTGGGCGGATAAGTGTTTCAGTCAAGGGCACGCCTTGAGACACTGCACCGAGTACGTGACACATATTTCAGTGACTACTTAACGGCTACTCACTACTGCATGTAGTAAGTCATATATTCAATTGTTATTTGCTACTTGGCTTTGGCTTGTGGGCCTTTGCCTTTCGCACCTTCATCATACAACGGCCGTTGCCAGTGTTTTCGGTTTTCGAGTGCATACCGGCAGCCTGATTGGTTAGCGGCGTCTAACGTAACATGACCTCCAAGCCATTGCCGAATGTGTAAATATGTAAATGCAAAAAATATTGAAAAATCTTGATAAATAAGGATATTGGGTTCGTCTAAACTTGTTTGAATGCCAGCCAAGGCAAAAAGGACAGGCCGTTTCGGTGTCAAGGGAAACACAAAAAAACCGCATAAACAGGCCTTTTTCGGAGGGCTTCTACGCAATTTCTACGGAGTACGTGCTAGGACGGGGCACATATAAAGGAGAGGGGGGGCAGGGGCTTTTTGCAGGGGGCGCGCGCAGGAACTCCATATCTATATATCCCTCTCTCACACCTCCTCCCGTTCGCTTCATTCTTCTTCCCCACCAAGATTCTCCCCCACCAAGGTTCTCCCCAATGTTCATGCCACCCCGAGATGTAACTGATCAAGTTTAGCCTTGCTAAATATTCCATAAAGGTGGTATCGAAAATTCCCGAGTGAGTATACAGTGGTACTAAACTTTTGATACTTTTTTTGATAAAAGGAGGTTTCTATGGGTGAATTACAGCCGAAACTGAAGAAAGATGGCACTCCCGATAAGAGATACAAGCCGAAGAAGATAGCTAGTCTTAATCCCACGAGACTAGAGGAACAGATCAAAGAATACTTTGAAGAGACTGATCCTTTAGAGTGGAGCGTTCCTAGCCTGTGCTTATATCTGCATATGACGAAGAACATGTTCAATAAGCTGAAGGATGAGCCTAACTTCGCAAGCGTGTACGAGTTCGCAATGAACAATATCGAAGCCGCCCTGTTCAGAGATCTTAAGACAGCGAAGAATCCGACAGGCGCTATCTTTGCTCTGAAAACACTTGGCTATTCTGACAGGAGAGGTATTGACGTTACGATGGCAGGAAGTATTTCGATTGAGCGTGTTCTGAAGGATGCGGTGATCAAAGCGTGAAGCGGACTGCCAGAAAAAAACGAGAGGAACAGAAGGCACTCCAAGCGGAGGAAGAAAAAAAGAAAAAGGCCCAAGCGAAGAAGGAAGGGCGGAAATACGATCCGACAAATCTTTCGCTGAGGGACTATATAGAGAACTATCTGATGATTGTCACGAAGGATGGGCAGTTGATCAAGTTGCATCCGAATGCGGCGCAGGATGTTTTGTATAAGACGTTTGCGAGACAGTACAACGCTGAGAAACCGTGCAAGATCATTATCCTTAAGGCAAGACAGATGGGCTTCTCTACGATGACCGCAGGGATTATAGCGAGTGTTGTAATGACGCACTATTATACGTCGGCGCTGATTATGGCGCATGACCCGGATAGTACGAACAACATCTACAACATGTACAAGAGGTTCTATGATAACCTGCCTGCTCCATTGAAACCGATGCAGAAGTACTCCAATGCTAGGTTGCTTACTTTTGAAAACCCTTCGGCGTCCAAGGATGATAAGGAAAACGCCGGGCTGAAGAGTTCGATAAGAGTTGCTACCGCAGGTCAGTACGGCGTCGGCCGTTCTTCAACTTTTCAGTATATGCATCTGTCCGAGGTGGCGTTCTGGAGAGAGCAGGACGGACGAACTGTACAGGATCAGATGACAGGCTTGCTTCAGACATTGCCTCAGCATGGGCAGTCTTTACTCGTAATAGAGTCTACTGCCAACGGCTTTAACTACTTCAAGAAGCTGTGGGACGATGCTGTAAACGGAGATAGTGATTTCATTCCTCTGTTCTTCCCGTGGTATCAGATGCCCGAATACCGAATGGAGTATAACGGTGAACGATTAACGGAAGAAGAGCAGGATCTGAAGCGTCAGTTTGAACTCGATGATGAACAGATCATGTGGAGGCGTTATGCGATTCGTACGCTGTGCGGTGGCGATATTAATCAGTTTAAACAGGAATACCCTGCCACCCCGGAAGAAGCCTTCATACAGACGGGTAATCCGTTCTTCGACACGATGGCTGTTCAGAAACGCCTTCAGTCTACCCGTAGGGCGGATTATATTGGCGAGTTTACTGACCTTGGCAATTTCTATGAGGCTGAAAAAGGCAAAGTAGAAATCTGGGAAATGCCGAAAGAGGGCCATACCTATGTACTGTCAGCTGACACGGCAGGCGAAGGATCTGACTTCTTCGTAGCGTATGTGTTGGATAAGGATGAAGGCGGTCATCAGATTGCCAAATATCGAGCGCAGACGGATGAACCTCAGTTCGTGAGGACGATTTATTGGTTGGGTACGATGTATAACTACGCCATGATCGCTCCCGAAACAAACTTCTCGACCTACTGTATTCTCAAATTGCAGGAGATGGGCTACATGAATCTCTACATCCGAGAGACAGCAGATACTTATATGCCGCATATCATGAAACGGTTTGGCTTCAGAACTACTTCAGTTACCCGACCGCTCGTGTTGGATATGCTGAAGGAAGTAGTTAACTACAAGGCGGATCTGATTGAGGATGCAGGTTTCTTCCATGAGGCTTTGTCGTTTGTTAAGGCTGATAACGGAAGACCCGAAGCCGCCGCAGGTTCACACGATGACTGTGTTATGGCGATGGCGATTGGCTTATATGTCATGCCGCAGGCTACCAAAATCGTTGAAGAGAATGACTACAGACCGGACGACTACGATGCAGTTCAGTCTTTTTTAAATTTCGGAGGTGACTCATGACAATTCTTATTCTTGCGGTTATTTGTTCAGTGCTTTCCTTTTCGGGTGCTTGCCTTGCACTTCTTGCAGTACGGAGGATGCAGAAGATCGAAGAAGAGAAAGACTTTACAGACACCGAGAAAGGACAGATCAGACAGATTCTTAACATGATGATGTTTGACGGTAACGTACATGAAAATTAAGAAAGAGCCTCAAGAGATATTTGCGGAGTACGAGAACGGTAAAGAGTACAACGAAAACAAAAATCTCTATGACAATGTGAGGAAGAACAGGAGATTCTTTGCCGGGGATCAGTGGTATGGCGTAAATGCTCCCGACATGACGAAACCTGTCTTTAACATTATCAAGAGAGTCGTCTCGTATTTTGTCGCAATGCTAGTTTCAGATGATGTCGGCGTCCATATTTCGCCGTTTGAAGACACCCCGGAGAATAAGGCCATGGCTGATATTCTTGCGGATGAAGTAGAACGGGTTATGGAACGTGCAAAGGTAACCTCAAAAGCCCGTAGAAACATTCAGAATGCCTGTACTGACGGTGACACGGGGGTGTTTATCAACTTTGATCCCGACATCGAAACAAATCAGTCGTACAAGGGTGGAATAGAAACAGAAATTGTAGAGAATACGCACGTTGTCTTCGGTAATCCGTACTGTACCGAGGTTCAGAAACAGCCGTATATCTTGGTGGTACAGCGTTTGTACACGAACCAAGTGAAAGATATGGCTGAAGAATGGGACGTTTCCAAGGCAGATATCGACAATATCAAGTCGGATGATGACAACTATTGGAACGGTGACACTTCTACCGAAAATGATCTGACTACTGTCATTACCAAGTTCTGGAAAGAGAAGGAAAAGGTTAAATCCGTTGATCAGTTCGGCCTTGAAGTGGAAAATACCGTCACTACAGTTAAGTCAATTAAAGTGACTCGCCAAGTGACACTGAAAAAAGAGACCGACATGGAGTATAAACTGTACCCGATTGCTTGGTTCTCTTGGGAGAAGGTAGAAAACTCCTACCACGGCAAGTCTCCTATCACCGGGTTGATCCCTAATCAGATCTTCGTGAATAAAATCTACGCCATGTGCATGGTTTATATGACTAACATGGGTTTCCCTCGTGTTTTCTACGATGAGAATAAGATTGCGAAACTGACAAATGACGTAACCAAGGCTACTGCTATTACCAATATGGATATGGCAGGCAAGGTGATTGACGCCGTTAAAGCCCCGGACTTCTCCAACCAGATTATTCAGTTGATCGACTCCACAATTCAGTACACCAAGGAAACAATGGGTGCATCTGATGCGGCGTTAGGTGAAATTTCCAATCCGAATAACACTTCCGCTATCGTTTCCGTACAGCAGGCTTCCTCAGTTCCGCTTGAAATTCAGAAACTTGATTACTATCAGTTCATGGAGGACATCGTGCGGATCGTCATGGACGTCATGTCGTGTACTTACGGTGTCAGAACAGTCAAAATCACCGAAGCGCAGGCGAAAGACCTCAACCTTATACAGGGTTATCAGCCCGATATGTTCGGAAATCCTCAGCCTGTGTACATGACTTACACGCAGGTTGACTTTTCTGTGCTGAAAAACATGAACTATGACCTCGATGTTGAGATCGGACAGTCTTCCTATTGGTCTGAGCAGACACAGGTACAGACGGCGGACAATCTGTTCGACAAGCAGGTTATTACCGACCCGATTCTTTACCTTGAATGCATCCCGGATAAGTACATTCCGAATAAGCGGAAGATCATGGAGGCAATCAAGCGTCAGCAGGAAGAGGCGGCACTACAACAGCAGATGTTACAGATGCAGACAATGGCTCCGCCTACTACAGAAGAGAGCGACCCTAACGTTACAAGAGGCATGAGAGACGGCGTAGACAACCGTGGCTCTGCTAATCCGCAGTTGCAGGAAACATACGCACAGGCGAAGGAGTTTTATCAGTAATGATGTGTCCACGTTGCCATAGGCAGATGCAGTATAAGAAATCCCGGATCGTAGAGAATACCTACTACTACGAATGTCCGAGGTGCGGCTACTCGTTGGGAAAACCGCTGATTGAAGACGAGGAGAAAAAGGACGAAACACCGAAGAAGGAGGATTAAGTCCTCTTTTTTTAGTGCGTCATACACGCCCAACCATAGGCGATGAGGAGAAAAGATGCCAGAAGAGATGACAAACCAGTCAGTCGAAAGCACCGAATCTGCAACAGATGAACTCATGTTTGACGAAGTAGCGGAAACCACCGACTCTTCCGAAACAGAATCATCCGAGAACAACGAGGCGAAAGAAACGCCCAAAGAAAGTCCTTTCCTTAAGATCCGCTACAACGGCGCAGACGAAGATCTGACACAGGAACAGGCAGTGGAACTCGCACAGAAGGGCAGAAACTACGACAAGATCTACCAGAGATTGCAGGATCTTCAGAATGACCCAACCCGGGCGATCTTTGAAGAACAGGCGCAGTCCGCAGGTCTGACGTTGCAGGAGTATGCGAACCGTCTCAAAGAGTTTCAGCAGGCATCAGCAATTAACAAGATCGCAAAAGAATTCATGGCGAAGAACCCCGATGCTACGGAAGACATCGCTAAGCAGTATGCACAGTCTGAGTACCGCAATCAAGAAGCACTGAAAGCACAGCAGAAGGCGCAGGAAGCGCAGAGGACGGAACAGGAACGTCAGAGCAGGGCACAGGAGCAGGTTGCGGCATTTGTTAATGAGTATCCCGATGTGAATATCAGAGAACTTCCACAGGAGGTTGTAGACGATATCAACAAGAACGGGGAGACGCTGTTATCCGCTTACAGACGCTACGAGAACAAACAGTTACGTGCTGAGTTGGCGGCGGCTCGTAAGAACAACAGCAACCGTTCCAAGGCCACGGGAAATCTCACGGACAACGCAGGCTCGAGTACAGCAGGTGATCCGTTCTTGCAGGGGTTACTTGGCAAGTAAAGGAGAACAAACATGCCCGGAATTAATTTAGCAACCAAATATGAATCACAGTTACTGCAGGCTTACACAAGAGAATCCGTTATCACAGGTAAGTACAACACTGACTACGATTGGAGCGGTGTAAACTCCATCCACATCTACACAGCGGTTACACAGGATCTGAATGACTATGACCGTACAGCATCTGGCAACCGTTATGGCACTCCGACAGAACTGCAGGACACTCAGCAGGAACTGATTCTGAGAAACGACAAGTCCTTCGCAATCACCGTTGACCGTGGAAACAACACAGATCAGATGATGGTTAAGAAGACAGGCGAAGTCACAAAGGCTCAGATCGGTGAAAAGGTTGTTCCGTGGTTCGACAAACTCGCTCTGACTACATGGGCACATCACGCAGGTCAGTCCACACCGATGGCGGCTGTCACCAAAGACACTGTCCTTGATATGTTCATCGCCGCTCACACCCACTTCTTTAACAATGCTATCCCGGTTGATCCGTCTCGTTGCTTTGCGTATGTGACAACTGCCACCTATGCAAAACTGCTGAGAAACCCGGAATTCATTTCCATTGAAAAACTCGGCGAGACAGATCTGACCAAGGGCGTTGTCGGTAAGTGCATGAACTTCAAGGTTATCGAAGTCCCGGATGGATACTTTGACCCGACCATGAGGGAAGCAGGCACTGCTATGGCTGACGTTGCAGGCACACAGGCTCTGTTCGTAAACAAGAGATCCGTTATCTTCGCTCAGAAACTGAAGGAACTGCACATCCACAATGACGCTCCGGGTATCTCCGGTGTACTGATGGAAGGCCGTTACAGAGGCGATGCATTCGTTCTCGACACCATCAACAAGGGCGTTCTGAAGATCGGAACAACGGCATAAGACTTTAGGAGGGCATTGACCGTGACTGTAAAGGAATTATATGAACTTGCAAAATCTATGATGTTTGAAAAGAAGACATCCAAGGACTATGACAACTACTACATTCCATGGATCAATGTCCTCCTTTCCGAAAACTTTAATCTGAATAACCACTTAAGGGAGAAGCATGACAAAGATCCGTTGGAGAGAGTGCCGTTCATCGAAGCCGATACTGACACCATCCGCTATGAAACGGAGATGTGTTATGAGATTCTCCCTTATGGGTTAGCCGCTAAATTCTTTATCGATGATGATTTATCAAAATACGACATTTTCAATACCGACTACGAGAACCGACAGTCCAAGTACATGTGGGGGACAGAAGTTTCGGTGACAGATGTCTATGGGAGTGTTGACTGATGGTATGGCAGAAGCAGGACACTCATAAAGCCGCCGAGTATAAGATCCTGTCGTTGGATGATGCAGGGCACGGCGGACTTAACATACAGGAACTTGAATACAACCTTCCGTTGAAACAGTCTCCGAAGATGCTGAACATGATGATTAAGAACGGCGTCTTCGGCAAACGCTACGGGCAGAAGGTGATCTATGAATTCGACACTTCTCTGTTCGGCGAGATCAAGGCAATGGCAGTGTACAAGGGCAAGTTGTATTTGCAGGTATGGAACAGCATATGGAAATATGACCCGGACACCGAATCCATGACAAATATCTACATGGATGCTGACGCAGGTCACCACAAGGGAGTCTTTATCAACTTTGCCAAGAACCTGTACTTCCTCAATGGATATATCTTCCTTCAGATGGACGGTTCTATTACGAGAGAAGTTGATCCTTACTGCCCGGATATTTGTATCAACCGCACCCCGGCAGGGGACTACTCGGATCTGATTGAAGACTATAACCGACTCGGAGCAGGATTCAAAAACACTTTTTCGGGGGACGGAACCTCTACGGAGTATCATCTGATTATCCCGAAAGAAACTGACGAAGATACTAGAGGCCTTGATACTAAGACAGTCCTGTGCGAAGTGGACGGTGTAACCAAAAACGAGGGTATTGACTTCTCTGTCAACCGTTCTACAGGCGTGGTTACATTTAACGTTGCCCCATCGAGGGGGACGAACAATGTAGTCATCGTAGCGTACAAGACATTCACTGAGTATGAAGACTCCATCATGAACTGCAAGTATTGGACAGCGTACGGCGGTCAGAATAACTCACGTCTGTTCATGGCAGGCAACGGCTCTTCCACGATTTATTACTCGGACATTTACAATGCTACCTATTTCCCGGAATCAAACTATATTACGTTAGGGAATACCGCAGATGATGTCACAGGTTTCGGCATTCAGTACAGTTCGCTGATTGTCTTTAAGCCTACTGAAATCTTCTGTTTGAAATATGAATATCAGAAGGATACCACGGGAGAATTAAATGCTCTCTTTACTTCTTATCAAGTAAATACTCAGATTGGCTGTGATATGCCCGGCACGATTCAGTACGTGGACAACCGTCTTACATGGTGTGCTACCGATTGGGGTGTATGTACACTATGCTCGACAATGCTTGAAGATGAAAAGAATGTACGGATCATTTCCCGAAACATTAACGGCGGTCAGAGAGCAAACGGACTGTTGCAGGAATCCGATCTGCACGAGGCTATTGCAATCGACTATGACGGTAAGTACATGGTCTGCACCAATAACCCGGAAACAGGCGACTACCTGTACGAGTGGAGAGATGATGATGAGGGCGTGGTTGAGCGTGTCCCCGACAGAGGATACCGTGCCTACGTTTGGGATTATGAGAACTCTCCGTATTCATCCTCGACAAAATACACGCCCGACTTTGCGGCAGGAATGCTCGCATGGTATCTGTGGCAGAACATTCACATCGACTGCTTCGCACAGTTAGACAGGGTGCTGTACTTCGGCGTGGGCGGAAGATTATGCATCTTGAACTTCGACCTGTTCGATTACGATGAGACACCGATTGAGGCTTTCTATCAGACTCCGCTCATGGACTTCGGTGCTTATCAGATGCTGAAGACAATCAAGAAAGTATTCTTCGAGGTACGTGGCGACACTGCTTCTACCGTCCGAATCAAATATATTACCGATGAAAACTCGCAGGGTGACATTGACCCCGAATCCATATGGGTAAATGAAAAACTATGGTATGACTTCTCATGGAGTTCGTGGGGTTGGTCGCTGATTGCTTTTGCGAAAACCTTTGCCCGGAAGTGCTCGGTGAAGAAGGTGAATCTGTTTGCGATTGGTTTGTCCAACACTCAGTACAATCGAGACTTAACAATATCGGGTATCCGCTGTGAGTACACACTCGTAAAGGAGATTAAATAATGGCAATACAGAGATTTGCATTTAACCCGGTAAGTGGGTTCTTGGATGATACGGCATTCCCCGATCCCAAGGATGAAACAGAAACAAGAGAACAGATGATGACACCTCACAACCAAGTGAAGGATTATCTGAACAACACGGTCTACCCGACTCTCCTGCTAATTGATACCATCGCACAGGGTGATGTGGCGCAGATTGTCGATGCGGTTATCGGTACAAATAAAACCGTCACTCTGCTTCCTGCAAATTGGGTGGACGGCGTATATACAATTTCAGATGAACTGATTACCGCAACCTCCAATCAGCGTGTGACTATATCGGGTTTAACGGACGCTCAGTATAACGCTATTGTTGCCGCAAATATCATGGATGGCGGACAGGCGGCAGGGGAAATGTATCTGAAGGCAATGGGCACTGTTCCTTCTATTGAGATCCCGATTAACGTGGCATTCCACGGGGAGAGTGACGCATGATAAGAAGAGGCTCTACTCCTTCATTCAAGGTTACGGTTTCATCAAGCGATGGCACGACTCCCGTATCTCAGTTAATGGAACTGATTGAAGATTTCTACATTACATTTCAGCAGACGAGACATGGCAATTCCATTACCAAGCACGGGGATGATCTTTCGTGGGAGGAAGACGGAGTTGCCTTTTATCTTACACAGGAGGACACACTTTCTCTCTCAGCAGGCACATGCGAAATACAGGTTCGTTTAAATTTAATCGGTGACAAGGCGATGGCTTCAAGCATTGCGGAAGAAGATGTCGAGAAAGTTCTTTACGAGGTGGTTATATGACAGATATCAATTACAATCTGATTCAGTTAGACATGGGCGATGCTTCCGGGGCGGTCTATGCGGCACAGGCAATTGAATTCGCAAGGGAAGCAGAATCACAGGCAGAGGTTGCTACAGAAAAGGCAAGTGCGGCGACAACTTCCGAAACTAACGCAGTGAATGCGGCAACTCGGGCGGCTACGTCAGAAACAAATGCGGCTAACTCAGCACAGGCTTCACAGACTTCAGCAAGCAACGCATCGGCATCCGCAACACAGGCGGCTCAGAGTGCAAGTGCGGCGGCAACATCTGCTAGTAATGCGGCGACAAGTGCTACGGGTTTAAGTGAGGCTGTCACAAGGGCAGAAACGGCGGCAACAAACGCTCAGTCATATGCAGACAATGCCTCAATTTCTGCGAGCAATGCTTCCATATCTGAAACAAACGCCCGGGCTTATTCTCAGTCAGCAGGAACATATTCCACAAATGCTCAGAATTCCGCAAGTGCGGCGGCTACGTCAGAAACAAATGCGGCTAACTCAGCGAGTGCGGCGAATACTGCAAAAAACATTGCGATAGATGCAGAAGATGGAGCGATAGCCGCACAGGCACAGGCAATTACTGCAAGAAGTGCGGCACAGGCGGCACAGGCGGCGGCAGAAACCGCACAGGCAAGAACAGAAGAAGTGGCTGAAAGTATCCCTGCCGATTACAGCACACTGAGCAATGATGTTACTGACTTAAAATCTCACTTTGTTGAAAACGCAAATTTGGCAAATCCGAACACTGTAACAAGCGGACTTGTAATTTCTTCAAGCGGAGTGGAAACAGCAAATAGTAGCTATGATACAAGCGATTATATAAGCGTTGAGCCGGGTGGCAAATATAGTTGGAAAGATTTAAGTTACCTTTGCAGATATGGAGCGGATAAAAATTGGCTTGGAAGGACATCAGCAACAAGTCAGACATCCATCACATTAGCACCGACTGTTTGCTATGTGCGTGTTTGCGGTCGCAACGGAACAGCAGACACATGGCGATTTAACAAGGGCAATAGCGTTATTGATATGCCGTATACCGATGGAGTTTACCTGTCTGAAAGTGTTAACCTTCTGAGCCAATTAGATGGTGTTAATGCAGAAATTGACGATGTTAGAAACGATATAGAACTGCTTACTCCGACAGATGGTGTACCATACATTCCAAGCATTCCATACGAGTACAACGGCGAGTCCATTGTTCCGTATAAAACAAGCGGACACTTGGCTGATATCTATGCTCTGTATGATGCACTTTGCGAACAGTATCCGCAGTACATTACAAAACGAGTGCTTGGCATGGACGCAAGCGGTCAATATGAAGTTCGTGCATATAGAATTGACAACGGAACAAACTTCGCATACAGACGCCCTAGAATTGTATGGCTTTCATCAATCCACGGAAACGAAGGGAATACAACGATTTCCACATACTACATGGTCAAGGAAATACTCGAAAAATTCGCAACCGATCCTGTGTGTTATGGCATTATGTCCGCTGTTCGTTTATATGTTGTTCCTGCTGTGAACCCATGGGGAGTTGAAAACTACTCAAGACTTAACGCCAACAATGTAAATCTGAACCGTAATTTCCCTGTTGATTGGGTTTATCGTGATCCGAATCTTGCATATGGCACTGAGAAATACGGAATCATGAGCGCAAGCAACGGAAACAATCCATACTATTATTACGGTGGTGGAACATGTGTATATGACGATGCTACGCAGACAGCAACAACTACATACGTTGCAGAGCCAGAAACACAGCTTATTATGGATTTCATTGACAGTATCAACACTGGTGCAAACCTTAATGGTAAAGTGTGCTTTGCCATCAACAAGCATGATGCAGGAAACATGACAGAAGAGGGTGCATTAGTCTTGATTCGTGACAATTATGAAAGTGACAGAACATTTCTTAATAATTTCCTTAATTGGATGAAACCGCAGTTTATGGCACATCACAATTGGCTAACAGAGAAAAGTGGACTAAACCTTGCAACGGTCACTTATGACACGGCAGGAGATTCTGCAAGCGCAGGAACTATGGACAAGTGGTTAAACTATACAGGAATTCACGGTGGTCTTTGCGAAATTCCAAAAGGTGCAGGAAGCGCATATTCTGACGTTAACCATTTTTCTGACCTGTGTGCAATCAATGTAAGTGTAGGTCTGAACATGATGAACAATGTCATTGTGAACAATGCAAAACTGAAAGACAACACAGAGACAGAGCAGTATGTAATTGTCAGTTAAAGGGAACTTTAAGTACGTAAGTTAAAACATATGGGCATGGTGTAACGGCAAGCATGGCGATCTCCAAAATCGCAGATATAGGTTCGATTCCTATTGCTCGTGTGTTTATAAATTTTAAGCACGTAACAGATTTAATGTCCTTCACGGTCACACATATCAATAGTAAATTGTAGTTAGGGCAAGGCACCTTTAAACGCAGGCATTACCATTCCACCCTTGCCCTTTTTATTTTTATTGAAAGGAGCGATAATGCCGACAATTATAGATATTCCCGGAAAATATGACCGCTTGATTGGCGGAACAGACATCTCTTCTGTAGCAGATGGAACAATCACAGGTGCGGTAGCACTCCTCCCAACCACTGCAAAAGAATTCACACTTGCGGCGGCGTCATGGACAGCGAGTAATACCTATACCATTACAGATGATCTGATTACTGCTACATCGAACCAAGACTTCTATCCTGCCGAAAACATTACCCCGGCTCAGTTGGAAACCCTTCAGTTGGCGAACATCGTAGCCACAGGGCAGACAGTAAGAACAGTTACTCTGAAAGCATTCGGTGACAAGCCTACTATCGATATCCCGATTAAGATTCTGTTCAGAGGTGAGAAGTAATGGCAAATCTGATGCACTTTGGAGGCTTCCTCAGAAAACTTGTCGGCACTGCTACAGCCGCAGATGTTTATCCGGGTAAGACATTCTACAACACAGACGCAAAGACTATTGTTACAGGTACAATGCCTACAGGTACAGTGACGGGAAGCGTTGGAGTTGACGGAACATTTACAAATACGCCGAATAAGTACGTTACTTCCGTGAGCGTTACAGGCCCTACACTTAGCGGTAATGCAGGAACAGGTGATGTTCTTTCCGGGAAAACCTTCTACTCCAACAGTGGCACACAACAGAGAGGTACTCTTGCACTTAGCGGAAATGCAGGAGCAGGCGATGTCAGAGAAGGAAAAACCTTTTATAAAGACGATGCCAAGACTCGGTTAACAGGAACACTTACACCAATTACAGGAGTATCAGAAACATACGCCGAGAAATGTGGCTCAACTACTGCGGTGGGCGTAACGAATGGGGCGTGGTATGTTGTTGCGATATACGTACCGGGGCAGTACGACTTTGGAAACATTTACGGCATGGACACAACGCTGACTAGGCGAATCGGATGTAATAGAATCAAAACAAGTTCTGAATCGGAAGCCGGCACATTGACAGGATACGGACAACTCGGCGTCTTTGTCGGCAAAGCAAGCGCAGGCACGATCGGCATCACCGGCAGATATGGTTCTATCATCGCAGTTAAATTGTGGGGGTAGTATATGACAACATTTAAACCCGACTCAGAACTTGTGCAGTATGTGGATTGGTCTCCGCATTATACGGAAGTACCCGATAAAGTAATCGACACCATAGTCATCCACCATATGGCAGGAATGCTGTCAGTGGAAACTATGGGCTATATTTGCCGCTCCCGGGAAGCAAGCACGACATATGCCATCGGCACGGATGGAAGAATTGGGCAGTACGTCCCCGAATCTGTACGTCAGTGGTGTACATCCTCCTACACAATCGACTCTCATTCAGTCACCATTGAATGTGCCAACGATTCCACTGCGCCGAATTGGCATGTGTCGGATCTCGTTATTTCCCGTTGCATAGAACTCTGCATTGATATTTGCAAGAGAAACAACATTAAGAAGATTGTCTTTACAGGAGATAAGAATGGCAACCTTCAGATGCATCGCTATTGGGCAAACACTCTTTGCCCGGGCAACTACCTTGCATCCATGTTCCCTTACATCGCAGAGCAGATCAATAAGGGGCTGAAAGGCGTGAACCCTTCTACAACACTTTATTGCGTACAGGTGGGAGCATTCTCCAACTACACCAACGCAGTCAACGTATCTAAAGAACTGAAGGCACTCGGCTATACCTGCTACATTCCCAGAGGGGAAGACAAACTGTATCGGGTACAGGTGGGTGCTTTTGCTATACCACGAAATGCAAAACTGCTACTTGAAGAACTGAAGGACAATGGGTTTGCCGATGCCTTCATAGCAAAGAAGAAGGTGGACGCATGAAGAATGGAATTTGCACAGCATTAGGAGTTATCGGAGCGTTCATCGCTTCATTGTATGGAGGATGGAGTTCCGGGATGACTACACTTGTTATTCTTATGATCATCGACTATGTCACAGGACTGCTGACTGCGGCTGTATTCGGCAATAGCAAAAAGACTGCTGACGGCAAACTTGAATCCCGTGCAGGGTGGAAGGGCCTTGTCAGAAAATGCGTAACGCTTCTTATGGTTCTCGTGGCGGTCAGAATCGACATGCTTATTGGTACAAACTTCGTAAGGGACGCTTCTGTTATCGGCTTCTCAGCAAATGAGTTACTGAGTATCGTAGAAAATGCCGGGCTGATGGGAGTGCCTATGCCTGCTGTTATCAAGGATGCAATAGAGGTTCTCCAGAAAAAAGCAGATGGTATGGATAAGAAATAATAAAAACCCGGAAGACATACGGACGAGCGACTGTGTGTACCGTGCAATAGCACTTCTTGAGAGAAAACCTTGGGAAGAAGTATACATGGATCTTTCCGTACAGGGTTTAATGATGCATCGCCCTCCAATCGAGAATTCAGTTTGGGCGGCATATCTGAGGAAGAAAGGATACAAGCAGAAACTTCTCCCGGATACATGCCCGGACTGCTACACCGTAAGCGATTTTTGCAAAGATTATCCGCACGGGGAATATCTCCTCGCCACAGGAACACATGTCGTCGGTATCATAGATGGAAATCATTATGACACTTGGGATTCTTCACAGGAGATCCCCATTTATTATTGGGAAAAGGAGAAGAAGGAATGAGTCCATACTACAATCCGTATATCGGCTCAAGTTCAATTATATGGGTACAGGGATTGGCAGGAGCACAGGGTTATGCTGTAGCACCGGGTCAGACTGTACCTTTATTTGATTCTGACGAGCAGATCGTTTATCTGAAAACGGTAGACATGGCAGGCAGGCCTTCAATGAAGATCCTCGACTACACTATCCGGGATGATTCAAAACCCGAGATGGACAAGTACCTAACCAAGGACGAGTTTGAGAAACGCTTCAACGAATTGAAGGAACTGGTGGAGGCTAAGAATGGCTAACCCGTTATTTCAGCAGTTTGGCAATCAGATGCCGGGCAACAATATCATGGATCAGTTTGAACAGTTTAGAAGAAACTTCAAAGGCAATCCTCAGCAGATCGTACAGCAGTTACTTGCAAGCGGTCAGATGACACAGGCTCAGTTCAATCAGTTAAAACAGATGGCTGATCAGTTCATGAGGAATATGCCTAGATAGTTGCTAACACTCAGTCCGGAATGGGTGTCGGTAATAGAAGGAGAATACATGGCTCTTGAAAACGAGAATGGAATGGTGATGCCTGTATCTCCAATGTACAACAGTGGATTTGGCGGCTTCGGTGGGGACGCTTCATGGCTGATTGTCCTGTTCCTGTTCGCTATGATGGGCGGATGGGGAAATGGTTTCGGCGGAGGTAACAATATGTACCCGTGGCTTAACAATTCCAATCAGATCAGCGACGGATTCAGAGACCAGATGCTTAGCACACAGAACATGGGAATTCAGACAGCGGTAACTTCGGGCTTCGGAGATGTTCAGACTGCTCTCTGCGGTGGCTTTGCAGGCGTAAATGCTACTGTAAACAATTCTCAGAATGCGCTTGCTCAGCAGATGTACACGAATCAGATTGCTGAACTTGAAAGAAGTTTTGCGGCGCAGACAGCCAATACACAGGGTCTGACAAATATTCAGTCTCAGTTGGCTCAGTGTTGTTGCGATAACCGCCTTGCCACTTGTCAGACACAGAACATCGTACAGAATGAAGGTGCGGCAACCCGGCTCGCTATTCAGAATGGTGTACAGGCTGTACTCGACAAGATGTGCGCAGACAAGATCGATGCCAAGAACGAAAAGATCGTTGAACTGAACAACAAGATCAATGCGCTCGAGGCTAATAACTATGTACAGAACGCTCTGACTGCTCAGACTCAGTTCATCCTCTCTCAGTATCCGAGACCCACAGACGCAACAACAACGGGGTAACATATGAGCGAGAAGATGTACAAGATTGAGCAGATGCTCTGTGATGCTCTTGACTCTATCGCTGAGGATGGGAAACTGACAAGGGACACGCTGAATGACATCGACAAGATCACTCATTCTCTGAAGTCGCTTAAAACGGTGATGGCAATGGAAGAGTATTCCGGGGATGACTACAGCCGTGATTACAGCAATGACTATAGCGGCCGTATGTCTCGGAATTATTCGGGCCGTTACAGCAGAGATAATGGAAATAGTTATCAGAATAGTTACCGTTCCGAGCGGTCTTACAGCCGTATGTCGGGCGACGATATGATGGACATGTTGGATCAGATGCTTCAGAATGCGTCCGATACCAAAGAACGTCAGACTATTCAGAAAATTATGAACCATATGGAAAGATGAAATTGACCGGGTGGGCTTAATGCTTGCCCGGCTTTTTCTTTTGGAAAGGAGAAATTATGGCGGCAAATACAAGGTGGAACGTAACCGCTGTTAATGATGGCGCAATGGGGTCCGGGTGGAAGGGCGGCACAGGCTCCCACTATAACTCTGGCGACGGCAAATCTGACTATGCAAACGTACCTGTAGTCAGTTCAAATGGTACTAAGTGGACAGTATCGTATAACAACAGCAACTCGGTGAACAAACCAAGCACAGTGTCAACCCCGGTGGCGTCATCTACACCAACGTACGACAACTACAGCAACTCCTACAGCGGCGGCGGGTCTTCTTACTCTGGTGGGGGCGGATCTTCTGGCGGAGGATCTAGTGCATCTTCCGGGCCTTCCGCAGAGGAACTCGCAAAGCAGGATGCACAGAAAGCGGCTGATGCTTTAAGGGTTGCATATGAGGCTCAGCAGAGACAGCAGGACGCCGAGAAAGCCCGGCAGGCTCAGTTGATACAGGACTACCAAGCACGCCTTGACGAGGCACGTAACAACGCTATAACAGCGGCTAATGACGTACTCGATAAACAGGGGCAGGCAACGCAGGATCAGTACAATGCTCAGTTGGCTAACATGGCTACGGACTATGAGGATCTTCGCAGGCAGTCGGAAGTAGCACGTTATAGGGCACTGCAGAATCAGAGAGAAACACTCGCCAACCAAGGCAGAATGGACAGCGGCGCAGGAAGACAGGAGTATCTGAACCTCTCCAATAACTATGCAAACAATCTGAACAAGATCAACTTGCAGGAGAAAAGGGAATCCGACAATATCAGACTTGCACTCGTCAATGCTCTGAATAACATCGAGGCGCAGAAGGCGGCGAATCAGAATTCCACACTCGACAGTTATGCGAATACGCTGAATAGCCTGCTTGCACTTGAAGGGAAGAACAACTACATGCCGAGTACCACAGACTACTACAATGCGGCAAAGGCTCTCAGAAATACACAGGATACACTTACACTTGACGATCTGCTGAAATTTATGGGTTATAAAACAGACGAAGAAGCATAAGGAGGCACTATGTCGATCTTAGATACGCTTGCTAACATTTGGGATAACATAAAACAGAATGTATCAAACGCAATGTCTCAGACCTACGATACCTCTAACGTAGATTGGGGCGGTGGTACAGGTAATGCGCCTACGCAGGAAAGACAGACTGTCAATCCGATACAGGAAAGATATGATACGACTCAGTATGATTACGGTGGTTACACATCTCCGACACCAACACCGTCATACACGCCGACTTACAATGATTATGTGGGCGCATATAGTGGGGGAGGCTCTTCGGGTGGAGGGTCTTCCGCATCTTCTTATGAGGATTATCCTACTATAGGGTCTTCGCCAAGTCAGAACAGACAGATGACAGAGGCTGAAAAGCGTGAGATTGACAGACAGATTCGTGAGAAGGCGGTATTAGATAGGCTTCAAGATACCGATAGAATGCGTGAAGAGTCTTCGCAGGCGGCAATGGAAAAAGCCAAAGCGCAGATCAAGAATCAGATCCCTGTACTGAACTATTTTTCTAAAGACAATTGGTTACAGGGTTCTGATGCATACGAAAACGGTACAGGGAAAACATGGCTTGACGATGCGGCATACACGGCCGGAGCAGGACTGATTGATACAGCAGTTAATGATATCTACGCACTCGCCAACACAAAAACTTGGAACGAGGAAAACGCAGGAAAGAGATGGGGGCCGCTTGGTATCCTTGGAACTGCTGAGATGACCAATCCTTATCATCACACCGATGCAGAACTTGAAGAATTAGGTGTTAGGAAACTTACGGGCGAAGAACTGAAGAACTCTCAGTTAACCAACTCCATGTTGCAGAAACAGCAGGAATGGAGAGACAGAAGCGCACTGACGGGGAGTAAACTCGGAGAACTCGGAGAAAGCGTAGGCGCACAGGCATTCAATCCTATCCTTGGTATGCTTGGTGGAGAAGGTCTTACTCTTGGTGCTATGGGATTGTCTTCCCTTGGTGCGGCATCGGAACAGGCACTTCAGAATGGTGCAGATATTAATCAAGCAATGCTGTATGGCTTACTGAACGCAGGAAAAGAAATCGGTACTGAAAAACTGAGTCCGGGTATTCCTGGAGTCAATATGGAAGTTGGGCTTGGCTCACTGCTCGGTGAAGGTATGGAAGAAGCTATCGGCACATATCTTGATCCGTTTGTGGACATAGCACTACAGGATAATAGTTCCTTTGACAAATTTCTCGGCAATCTCGGTGCGGCGGCTAGGTCTGACCTTACACTGAACAGACTTGGCGAAGCGGCTGATGCTTTTGCTATGGGCGCGGCTAGTGCAGGTATTATGGGTGGCGCAGGTAACGTTGCCAATGCGGTTGCTCATCCTGTATACACAGCGGAAGGAATTGCGGATACACTGACAGGCTCTAACCGTTATGCCAATGATGTTAAGGGCATCAATGACGACATCAGCATGTATGAGGATATTGCCAAAACATCTACAGGCATTGAGAAAGAGACGGCAGAACAGAAGGCACAGGAAAACCGTGATCGTAAACGTGTTTATCAGAGGATGTACGCTACGGCTGAAAACCTTAGAAATGGTGACGGTCAGACAAAGAAAGCGGCACAGGCGGCTAATGCAGAACTCATTCGTGATACAGCGAAAGAAGCAGGAGCAAACCTTTCCGATTCTCAGATCACCAACATTGCTAAGATTGCGAACAAAGCAGGCGTAGCAGTTGAGTTTACCAAGGATGGTATCGATTTCAACGGCGCAAAGGTAGACGGACTTCAGACAGATGACGGAAGAATCCTTATTAATGCCAATGCGAGTGACCCTATTGCAACAATTTTTGCGCACGAAATCACTCATGCCACACAGGGAACAAGCGAGTATAAATCTCTGAGAAACACTCTCACTTCGATGGCAAATGCAGGACAGGTTTCTACAGATGGTGTGGATGCTATCCGTAACTCTGACCTCACAAATGAGCAGAAGCAGAATGAGATTACAGCTGTACTCGCACAGAATATTCTCGGCAACGACACTTCCATTAATCATTTGGCTAACCGTGACATGAACCTTCTGCGTTACATGTACGAGCGCATTACTAACTACAGTGACGCTAAAGAATCTGCCGTCATTAAAGCTGAACGTGCAATGCAGAAAGCTATCAAGAATGCAGAAGTAACAAATCTGAAGGATAGCAATGCGTATAACTTCCCCGGTATGAGTCCAATGGACGCTGTCGAGAAGGTGGTGAAATCGAGAAATTCCGAAGGAGCAGGGCAGTTCAGCACTGTAATTGATCCGCTTTCCGGGGATGAGATGACGCTATACGAACTCGCAAATAGTTACGAAGCAAGCGGCGATACAGATGTGGCAAATTTCATCAGAACAGGAAGCGCAAAAGAACTCCAAGAAATGTTTGGCGAAGATGGATACACAAAGAAGACGAAGCCTAGAACATTAGCAGAACCTTCTAGACAAATTGAAGGCACATTGAAAGAGTTGAGCAAAGACGTACATAAAGATATTGACGAGTTATTTGAATCATTAAATAACAACGGATATCTTGTGTATACTGCTGAAGAATTTAACGAGTCTTTCATTCCCAAAGAAGGCAGTGAACTTGGAGACGGGTTATATGTAGCAGTTCCCGAATGGGAAACCGTTAAACAGCCAAACAATGGGTATGGGGCAATTGGCGTCTTTACCGTTGCTAACACTGACGGCGGAGTGAAGATAGACCGTTCTATAGCCGATATTGTTCCGCTTGAAGACATGGAAGCCGAACTTGGCGAAAGACCGAAGCAGAAACGTAGCAGGTCGAAAAATAAAAGTGATGCGCCGTCTAAGCCGAAGTCTATAGTAGAAACAATTACCGAGTGGATGAATATGACTCCTACACGGGATAATCCTAGACCGAGGTTTGAATATAACGAAGATATCACGAGAAAAAGTAAAGAATACTACGAAGCCATAAACGCCATAAGTGATAAAGCGTTAAGCATTCAAAAAGATGCCGAATCTATTGCAGATTATGATGTTGTGGAAAAGGCTATTCTCGAGTGGAACAGAACTCATCCGAATGCAGAAATCCAAGCAGGCGAAGAGGAAGATGGTTTTTATATAGAAGATAATAAATTCTATTTCAACGGATTAAGCGAATCATCAGAGAGCAACAATTCTCTAGCCGAAGAAGATACCAATGTTACAGAAGAAAAAACTGAATCGGAGGGAAAAAATGAAATCTCTGATGTAGAGCAGAAAAAATATCCACTTGTCCCTGCCGAAACATCAAACGACATAACTCAGAGTGAGCAGGAATTGTATGATAGTTTAATGTCTCAGCCTGTGCAGAATGCCGTTAGAGAAACGATGGACAACACATCGGAAGATACCAGAGATATTTCCAACAGCGACAATCAATTCCTTCAGTCCATGTTTAATCAGATTAACGATGAAGTGAATGCAGGGGATATCTACCCGACAAGCACGCCGCTCGAAGCGGTTTACGGGCAGGATTCTGTAAGAGACGCAATTTTTAACCCAAGAAGACTTTCAATTGAAGACCCTGCCACACAAACAGCGTTAATGAATACACTTCCGTCTGCCTCGGCAGAACCCGTTGAGACTCCGAAGCAGGAAGAAAAGCCTGTGGAAGTATTTCAGCAGGCAAAGAAAGCAGTTGAGCCAAAAGCACCTAAGACCTCTTCTAACGGTAAGTACACAGTCGGTAACACCGTTCAGACAACTATGGGTGAAGGAACTATCACAGACATAGAAACATTTAAGAACGGGGAAAGAATTACCGTTAGATTCGATACTGTAGATGATGAGGGCAATCCCGATTTCTACTATGATGACTTCACACCGAAGCAGTTGGAGAAAAAACTTGCCCCGGATTCCGAGAAAGCAAATGCGGTAAAGGTTGATAAAGATGTAAAACTCGAAGCTCCGAAACAGGAAACCCCTACACAGGAAACCGTTACTGAAGTTGCTGAAGAACCGCAAGAGTCCACTTTCCCTAAAACGGGAGACAGAGCGCACCTCAAAGACGGATCTAGGGGAATGGTTGTAGTGAATAAAGATGGCACTCTTTCTGTCGTAAAAGACAACCTAGAAGTACTTAATTTCACGAAAGAAGAATTCGAATCGGGTGACGCATTTACTGTAAAGAACGAGAGAAATTTCGACGGCGATCCGAGGTTTAAAGAAGGCACAATCTATTTCAATAAAGACGGAGATTCATTAAGATTTTTCAGACCGGAAAATGGTGCGCTTTATGCTGAATTAAGGCCGAGCGGAAAAGATTGGAGCCCCGACAGATTGCCGATGCCAATTAATGACAAGGAAACTCTTGATTCAATTATCTCCGAGTACACCTTGACTGAAAATCCGACTCCGGGAGGAGCATTAAAAGCTCTGACAACCGAAAACTTTGACGATGGGAGACTTTACTACAATCGCAAAGGCGACATGATAACCGCCGAGTGGTCAAAGGACGGCAAAAAAATCATCGTCACAGAAACCCCGAAGGGCGGATCGGCATCGAAAGGAGTCCCCTATACACAAGAGGAATTCAGCAAACGTTATAGGGAGTACAAATATCAAGATTTCCCTGTCGAGAAGAACGATAGAGCTAAGCAGGAAAACAAAGCTATCAATGTTGATAAAAAGGGCAACGTGAATATCGACAAAGAAGCGGCGGCAAATCTGACAAAGCAGGCTACGTCTAACGATCCTAAGGAAAGACAGGCGGCGACTGATAATCTTGCAGGAAACATTAAAGCGGCTATGCCCGACACACCATCGAGCGAAGCGGCTTCTAAAGAACTTGCAAAGTCAGCAACCGAAGCAATGTTCAAGGACAAAACTTTTAATCAGAAGTTCTACGAAGAGCATAAAGAAGAACTCGACAAGCGGTTTGCTGAGCAGGCCAAGAAAGCACAGCAGGCTGAGGCAGAAGAGGACTACGACTTCGATGAAGGTATTAACACTGAAGTAAAGCGTGGCAACGACCCGGAAAACGCTAAGAAGCTGAAGAGTAAAATCAAGGCTGACGCAAAGAAGGGCGGCACACGAGGACAGCATGTTGTTAAGCACACCAATTGGGTATTCGATAATGTAAGCGATTGGTATGAAACTATGGGCCATGACCTTGCTGAAGAATATCTTCTCCAAAAACCTACTAGCGGCAACACAGAACTCGATCAGTTGGATAATGCTCGTGCTCAGCATTGGATGACAGAGAATCGTAACGAGAAGCTGAAATTCATGAAAGAAAACGGCATCACTGCTGAGAAAGGTAACTACTACAAAGACGGACAGAAGCTCGACCTTAGAACAGGCATTGGCAAGCAGTTGAATGAATACAATCTGAGAAATCAGAAGATGATGGAAAAGGCGGACGCATTCAGAGGCAGACCTGCACAGGCAATGCGTTTCGATCAGATGTACATGAACGACCCGACAGTTCCTAACACGAACAAGAGGGCGGTGCTGAATGCTCAGATTGAAGTTGAGAATGAACGTATCAAGAGACTGTGGCCCAAGCAGGTTGCAAAGGGAGACATCAAGCTCATTGATAAAATCTCTGACGCTGAGTGGGACGCTTACGAACAGGCTGAAGGTGATGCTCAGAAAGCTGAACTTGAAAAGATTTATAAGCGTATCGGTGAAGCTATCCCGGCAACAGCGGCTGAAAGAGTTCGTGCATGGCGTTACTTGATGATGCTTGCGAACCCGATGACTCATTTCAGAAACTTGGTTGGCAACGGTGCAATGCAGTTTATTACGGACTACAAAGACGCTGTTGCGGTTCTTGTTGAGGCAGGTGTTAAGCGTACAAAGGCAGGCAAGGATATGCTTGCTCAATACACGAAAGAAAGCGGTGGCTTGGCAAGAGCAACAGGAAGCAAAGAACTGACAAAATTCGCTCACGATCAGTTCAACGAAATGAAAGAGGGCGGAGAAGATATTAGTAAGTGGGGTACAAAACAAGGTATTGACGCTTACAGAAGATATCTTGGAATCTTTGACGGCATCTCAAAGTTTAATGCAAAAAAGCTCGATCAGTCGGATGATTGGTTTACATCAAGCAGATTCTCAAAAGAATTCAAGAGGCTCGTGAGCGCAAACGGTTATACATTCGCTGACGGACAGCTCACCAAGAACGGACAGGCTATCTCACAGGAGAAGCTCAACGAACTCAGAAACACAGCATTAACTGAAGCAAAGCAGACAACGTTCCACGACATCAGCCATGCGGCGAAACTGATACAGGAGTTTGAGGATCTTCACCCTGCGGCAGGTTTCTTCACAGGTGCAATCATGCCATTCAAATCAACACCTATTAACATGGGTAAGAGAATGATTGAGTACTCACCTTTAGGACTTGCAAAATCCATCGTGAAGGGAACATCAGATTTCCATAAAGGAAATATAAGCGCAAATGAATTTGTAAACGGTATTGCTAAAGGATTGTCTGGTACATCTCTGTTTGCACTCGGTACACTCCTGTCTAGCATGGGACTGCTTCGTGCAGGCGGTGATCCCGATGACGATTGGGCGGAGAAGAGATACAAGGAAGACGTTGGATTACATCAAGATTATTCATTCGTCATGCCTATTGACGGTGTAACTGTAAATAAACTGCTCGAAAAGGGCATGTCAGACGAAGAAATAAAAAGGTTTTACAGCGTTGAAGCTCTTAACCCGGCAATCACACCTATGCTTCTTGGCGCAAGATGGCACGAAGTAATGGGTTCTGAAGGATTATGGGATGAAGACGCAGACCTTATAACAAACTTCAGACGTCTCGGAATTAACTCTCTCGATATCTTCGGAAGTATGATACAGCCGCTCATGGATATGTCTATGATGCAGGGCATTCAGAGCCTGTTTGAAGACGTGTCATATGCGCTCAACTCATCCCCGGAAGGTGAAACAGATTACAGCAACGTAGCAGGCGCAGTTATGGGAAGCCTTGGTAAGACGTTTGTTTCGCAGTTCTTGCCTTCAATCGGCGGTGCTATTAACAGAACTCTCGATCCTGTAACTAGAACCACATATGATCCGATGGCAGACACAGCCTTCTTAAGACAGCTTGTTAAGAAAATTCCGTTTGCTCATCAGTTTAAGTCCGCAATAACAGGAAATGATGACTATTGGCTTCAGCCTCTCATCAACGCACGAGGAGAAGAAGTAACTTCCGAAGGCGACACAGTAGGTGAGCGGTTTATGAATAACTTTGTAAACCCGTTCTCTTACAAGACAAATAAATCTACAGAAGCAGACAGGAAATTGCTCGAACTGTATGACAAAACAGGTGGAGACGGCCTCATTCCTTTCAACTTCAAGACCGCAAAACTTGACGGCACTAAGTACACCTTCACACCCGAAGGTAGAACACAGGTGAACAAAGATGCGCTTGGAGATTATCAGAAAGAAATCAAGGCTATGATCGACAGCGGCGCTTGGGATGCAAACGATCCCGAATATCTCACCAACCTGTTAGACAAGGTCAAGTATCACGGAACAAAGAATGCTGAAGCGGAATACTTCAACGACATCGGACTCCCGGGAGACAACTTGATTACTGACCAAGACGAAACGGTCAATTTCCTCGACAAGAAAGGCGTACATGCTTATCAGAGTTATGACGTGTTGTCGGTACAAAACGATCTCAACGAAGACGGAGATACGATTAAAAACTCTGCGGCATTGAGAAAGTTACTCGACTACGACAAGCTCGGTGTGTTGGAAGATATCAGAAAAGATATTGCCGCACACAAGAAAGATTCGCAGTACGCATTCAAACGCTACGGACTGAATAAGACTGTACTCAAATGGACAAACGAACAGATCAACTACGAGTGGTCACTGTTACAGGATCAGACTGCTACAGGAAGAAGAAGTTCGCTTGCCCCGGAAAAGAAAGCAAAAGACGAACCTAAACCTACAGGTAAAACCACTGACCTTGGTGGCGGCACAGGTAAAGGTACAGGCAAGAAGAAAAACACAGGAACATCTACCAAAAAGTCTTCGGGCACTGCTAGACGTTCATCGGGTGGGTCTTCTCGCAGGTCTTCGGGCAGATCTTCACGAACAACTACAACAGCGTCTACCAAAACCACGACTCCCGACTCTATTAAAGCGGCGGATAAGCAGGCAAAGGAAGATGCTAATCTCTACGAGAAGGCACTGAAAGGTGCGCTCAAGGGCAGTACAAAAGCAACAACGTCACAAATCAAATCATCACTGAAGTCGGCAATGAAAACTGACCAAGACCTCTATGATGAACTTGTGGCAAATCATAAGAAGATGCTTAAACAGCTTGATCTGTGGGGCATGTAAGAACAGGGGGATGGCTTCGGCTGTCCCTCTTTTTTTTCTACGTTTTTTCTACTCTTTTTATTTCCTAGACCATCCCGGAACATACAAAAAGGGGCTGTTACACCCCTGTAATTACCTATCAAAACCTACATTGGAGGGATATATTGTGCTGATAATACGCTTATGAAAATGTGATAATTAAGCCTTTTTAAGAAGGTTTTCTACTTTTTTCTACCATATCAATAACTCTGACCTTCTCCTGTTCGTTAGAATGAGAGTAGACATTGAGGGTAGTTTGGATGGAAGAGTGACCGAGAATCTCCATTGCGGTACGAGGATCGGCTTTACCTTCAACGATGATTTTGGTTGCCGCTCTATGGCGAAGCATGTACGGGTGGAAGTCTATTCCCAACTTCTTACAGATTGGTGCAAGGGTTGTAATGATATATTCTTCGTACAAAATTTTTCCGCTCCACATTGTAAATAAGTATTCGTTTTCTGACAGGCTGAACAACTCAAGGAACGTTTCTGTGCAAGCGGATGACATTGGAATTGTACGATGCGATGCTTCTGTTTTAAGTCGGGATTCAACTCCTGTTTGTATTTCGTCTGAACCAATGCGAGATACTATATCAATTGTGCACGTATCGAAATGAATGTTACTGCGCTTCAGTGCTTCGACTTCAGATGGCCTCATGCCCGTAAACATCATCACTTCAAGGAAACATCTAAGAATCTTGTAGTTGTATCGGGTGGATTCTTTTACGCCACTGTATGAATCAAGTTCCGCAAGGATTCTCTCAATGTCCTCGTCTGACGTTGTTTTAGGCTTCCTCTGAACGATTTTCTTTGAGGATGGAACAACAACCCTTCCCATAGGAGAAACGCTCAGATGGCCTTCTAACACGGCTGTATCGCAGATTGCTTTGAGGACTGATACGACTGCTCTGATTTCAGTATCACTGTATTCATATATGAGCGAGTTCAGTGACCTCTGAATATCGAGGGGAGTGAGTTTTGAAATGGCAATGTTGTGCAGTTCGGGAACATGCTTCAGCAGACAGCGTTTTCTTTTTGCTGTAGTGATCGCCATGCGGCTGATACGAATGTGATCCTCAAGTAACTGCTTAACTGTGCGTGTACCGTAGGGGAGTCCCTGTGTAATCAGTTCTGCTCTCTTGATATCACGGTGCTGAACAGCCTCCTTCATTGTGCTGAATGTCTTGGAATAGGAACACTTCTTTCCCATTACCTCATAAGTAAATTGGACTGTATAGTAAGTGGAGTTCTTGTAGTGCTTCACCTTGATATACTTTTCCTTTTTTGACATAATATAAAAGTCCTTTCTGTTCTCTTATGTGGTGTAGGTTGAATGATAGGATAACGCCCCCATCACGGGGGTTTTTCTTTGTTCATAAACTATAGTCCTCCTCCGCTAAAGACAACGCTCTTAATATCTCTCGATCAACATCCCTCCTAAGCTGCCTTGGTGAGCGGTACTGCTTTAGCGATAATTCATTATAGGATGATCTGCGGTGATATACATCCTCAAAGTTTTTCCGCTCTTCTTGATTCATGAGGCTCAGAATTTTCGAGATCCTTT